TGTTGCTGTTCTTATATTGGAAGTTCCATTATCGATAGCACCGAATCCTGATGTAATAGATCCTGAATCCAATGCACCTGTAGTTACTATGTTTGCACTACCTGCTGCAGGAGCTGCAGAAATGTCTGATAAAACCTCAGACGCACTTCTACCTTCTATGGTAGTTCCATCAACTCTAAGGAAGTCATCGTCAACTACACCTGCTGCAAATTGAGCCACATCGTGTTGGCTGATACCTTTAGCTATTTGCAGTTTGTTACTGGCGATTTCTAGTCCAGGATTAGTACCTAAATCTACTGCAACTGTTGCTGTACCTGAGCTGTAACTTACTGCAGCTCCATCACCCCCTGCGACAATAACAGCACCTTTTGAAGATGCCGTACTATCGTCTACAGAAATCACAGAACTAGAAGCTGTTAACCCAGTACCTGCAAATAAAGTGGCCAAGTCAGCGACTGCTTCTTTTCTTGAAGCATTGGAATCATTAGCATCAATAATTGCAATGAAGTCACCATCAGCAACTGCTGCTGCTGTCAGCTCATTAAGATCGAGTGTTACAGTTACAGAACCACTAGCTCCACCACCTGACAATCCATCTCCAGCTGTTACGCCTTCAATGTCTCCACCACCTGGTCTAGCACTTCCTGGTAATAGTATCCCTGCCATTAGTTCATACCTGGCACTTTATTCCAGAACTCAAAATCAATTGTTGCAGCGTTAGAATCGTTCTGCCTTATGACCTGAAATCCTGTAACTTCATCTCTTGATCTTAAAACTATTATGTCTCCTGCTGCCCAAGTCCTACCTTTAGTATTTGTAGGAGCAGTTCCATCACGAGTTTCAGTAACACTGTTAGTTCTGACATAACCCTCAGCGTAGTTAGCTTGGTCAGGTACTGTCAGCGATGTTGCTGAGTCTGTTACTGCGTGAGTAACTAGAGAATTGGGTATAGGAGAAAAATTATTTTTCGCCATTATTAGTTCTCCTGTTATTGCTTGCTCTGTTTGATTCGGCAAGTAATCTGATAGCTTCTGCTAACTGATTCTCCTTTGCCTTTTCCTCTTGCTTCTCTAGTTCCTGTCTTTCTCCATCTATGGTTGCCCACTCTCTTCTGTGTCGCTTTTCCATGTGAATTCTCAAATCGTGAGAAGCTACGATGTTTGACTTTCTGCAATAGGGAAGACCCCATGTGTCATATAAGCCTCTGTTGGGATCATCTTTGTGCAACATACACTTGATTTTCCCTTTAGCAGGTTCGATACCTTCAGGCTTTCTTGTAGTAAATGCATACGAGCCGTCTTCAAACTTTTTCTGTAACTGTTGCTCTAGCATATTTCTGTTAACAGTAGACCTGTCACCAGTTCTAGTGCTGTAGACATATACCCATCCTGCACTCTGAAGTTCTGTTGCTGTCATTGCCATTCCATTAGAATTTCCAACCACAGCACCTTGCTTCATGTTTCCAGGTTCTTCAGCTTGTTCTGCGTCACGCATCATCTCTTGTACTGATTCGACATTCTCTGCCATTAGGTTCGCTCCTTTTTAAACTTAGGGCCGAATACACTAGCCCCTCGTTTCCATTTGTTTCTCTCTTCTATGTTGTCCCAAAATATCTTTTTGAGATCCTTTGGTTTTCTCTCTGTCTTGGGTGGTGGCTTAAGGTTCATGTCCTGAGCCATTCTTAAAGCCTCGTCTACTGTATATAGTGCTTCGCCCCCACCTTTGCCATTTGGAACTCCACAGATCAATTGAAATTCCTCACCGAACAATCTGGCATCACCCATGTCTCTTTCAAATTTCATCTTCCTGTCATTACGAATAACAGTAATAGTTTGATATCTTCTAGACCCTGAGTAGTCATGAGCGTTCCTATTAAACTCGGCTAGGTAATAGCAACGCTCATTTCCCATGATTTCGGCTTGAGTTAATTCAATCCTGGAAACCATCTAAACTCCTAAATGGTGAAGTCTCTTGCAGCACTTACATAGAAGTAGTCGACATCCATGGTTAATGCTGTAGTTGTTTTAGCTTCAACAATCAATTGGCAGGCTAGGTCTACAGTTGTAGATACAGCTCCTGTCTTTGTTTGTTTAAGTTCGCCATCTATGAACCATCGGCAAGTTCCATTCTCTGCAATTTCCAATCGCAAAATTTGAAATTCACCTGCTACGGCTGCGTCATCTAGGTCAACACTTGTAGATGTTGTTTCACCTGTAGTTGTTCCACCTGCATAGATGCCATGCCAGTCAGCAGAGTCAGTCAATTCTGAGCAGAATAAAAACCCTGCTCCATCTGATGCTGTTAATGTGATAGTTGTGCCGTTTCCATGGAACACATCGTCTTCCAAAGATACTGTGTCAGTATTCACATCACTGAAACCAAAGAACACTTCTCTGTTAGCTATCGCAGGTAGCCTTACTCTTGCTTCAGCTACTATTGTTCCCATGTTTCCTACATCAAACATTGCTGATGTTGTTACGCCTGCAGCGTGTTTGTCTTCGTTAGTAGTAGTGAATTGAGCAACTCCATTCACTGCATCAGAATCCAATGCAACAATTCCTGAGTCTGTTTCTGCTAATCCATCACCGATAACTCTGAGTGAACCGATGTTTCCGAAAGCGTTAGTTAACGCTATAGGAACTTCAGCTCCTACAAAGTCTTCAAATATTTCAATCTTTCCTATAGGCCCTTGTACTGTAGCCATTTATTTCTCCTCGAGCTTTAGCTCTAATCTTCTTATTCGCTTCCTGTAGGGAGCGATTACTTCATTTATGTGTTCTGTTTTACGAGGGATACAAGCCAGGTTCTCTAGCCTGTTATCCCTCATATTGCCGTTCAGGTTATGAACGACCCACCCCTTTGGAATTGGCCCATGTTTCTCTGACCAAATCCTTCTTCTTTCATTCATTAGCTAGTTGGTGCTGTTGCGTCTGCAATAACCTCATATAGCCAGTTACCACTGCTTCTTTCACCATAGGCAAATTCATCGTAGTGATACATTGCTGTAGCTCCACCACCAAGTTCAGGTAATCGCTTAGTCTCGATATAAGGTGATCTACCCTCTACCAGAACCAAAGCCATCATTGAGAAAACTCCACCTTTAGCATCGTCAGAAGAGTCGATAGTTAGGTTTCCATCTTCATAAAGTCTTGCACCTGCGATTGTGCCTCTGTATCTGTTTTGGTAAGCCTCGACAGATACACCTGCTGTTAGAGGTGCGCCACCTGTTTGGTCAATTGCAGCAGCGATTAATTCATCATCGATGTCTTTCAACTGAAAGCCATGGAAGACTGCATTTATCGGTGATCCTGCAGGAGCTGGTTCTGTTGTGTTAGAAGTAATCCTGTAAGCTGCAGCAGCAATTTCACCTGAGTCCAAAGCGTTTCCTGCAGCACCAAGAGCTGTAGTAGCTCCATCTATTGCTGTAAGTCCGTCCTGGTCTTTCTTTCTTTCAATAGCGTTCTGTGCCAATGACCCTGTTTGGGCATAAGCATTACTGCTAATTCGTAGTGCAACCCTGTCGGTGATAACTGTATGTACACCTATAACAGTTGGAGTAATACTAAAAAGTGTGTCTTCCATTTGTTGTGGGTTGTCTAATTCTGTGTTTTCAGAAACTGCCTGAGCTGAGAGTTTAGCCATGCTAACCTCATTCCAAACAGTACCTGTGTTTTCGTCTAACCTTTGTCGGTCAACAAGGTTAGGCATTACGCCAGCAAATTCCCTGACAATTCTTGCAGATGCAATCATAGTAGGAATCGAATCAGCTAACGAATCAGTAACTGTATTTCCTGATGCCATTTAATTCTCCTATTAAAATCGGATGCCGAGCTTTTGCATTTCCTCGGCAGCTTTTGCTATTTCATCTCTAGTAACTGAAGTTTCAGAATTTCCAAGTCTGGTAAGTAAAGATTGGCCATTGGGAGATACTGGCATACCTGCACCTGAATCCAGGTCATTAATACCAAGTTCCTCGTTCTGCTTTCGCCTCTCTTCCTCTGCTGTTCTTCGAGTTGCCTCAACTTCAGTTTCACGCTTACTTCTCTCCAATCGTCTAGCGACTTTCAAGAATTCTGCGTATGCTGCATATAGTCCAGAGGTATCATTATTTTGATAGGCTGGTGTCCACAAAGCCCTGAAGTCTGCGAGTTCTTCGGATTGTTCAAGGTTGAGGCCCAGTTCTTCAACTGTGTCTGTTATCTCACGAACCATTTCAGCTGATGCGTTCTGAAAGGATCTGCTCGTTGACCTGTTAACTGTATCTGCCTGAACTTTCTCAAGCTCCTCAGCTAGCACTTGCTCATCGTTGGTAGCCTGGTGCTTTATTAGAGCATTGACTGTCCCTGTCAGAGCTGCAATCGAGTCAGCAATTTCATCCGTAGATGATTTCTCTTCCATAGCCTTTTTGTATCGGCCATTAAGAGCAGAGTAGTCCCTATTACCTTTTTCAAGGTCATCACGCATCTGTTGAATCTGCTGTTGCAGGGATTCCATGGTGGGTTGTTGCTCTTGTGATGTCACTGGTTCTGCCTCTGCCGAGGGAGTTGCAGATTCATTCTGAGCAAGGTCGCCTGTGCCATTTGTACTAGGTTGTACTGGTTCATCAAATCCTGCTGTCGAGTTCTGTAATGTCATTTACTACCCCTTTTTTAAAACAAAAAAAAAGTCGCCTGAGTTGAACTCATGGCGACTTGCGCACTGTAACTTTATTTAATTTTGCTCTTAGTCTAAAACCTTATATCCATTTCTGTCAAAGCGAATGTGAATACTTCTCTTGCATCTCACACACCTTGTCCATAATTCACCAACTAACTTTTCTGCAATTTTCTTATTGCATCCAGGACATCTTATCCCTTTATCAGTTGTTACCATTAGTCGTACTGTGGTCCTTCAAAGAACCCTTGTTCAATGTAGTCCTTTATTCTTCTGGTATCTATTTGGTCAGAGCCTGATTCTTTCTTGAGTTCAATCATCATTTTGTTTACCAAGCTAGATTTAGGAATGCCAGAAGTTAATCCATACATATACAAATTAGCTTCTAATAGTGGGTCTTTTGCAAGCAAGAGAGTTCTTTGGTCATTTGCTAAGTTCTTAATTATGTCTATGAGTGGCTGTTTGTTGTCACCAATTAATGGGCTTTTAAATTGAGATTTATTAGGAGACTCTAAATATTTTCTGTAAATCTCTTCTTGATTAATCATTTTTGCTACACGCATATCTATATCAAAGTAAGGTCTTGCCATTTCTTCTAAAAAGGTTTCGTACTCTTCAACTGCCTGACGTACCTGTTCATTCTCATATCTTTCACCTGAGTATGTGCCTGGGCCTGTACCTTCCAAATATGTTCTGAATCTTTCATCTTCTTCAGCAGCTAACGAAATTACAAATTCTCTGTCCTTCTCAAATTTTTCATAGTCAATAAACCCTGTTTGAACATCTATACTAATTTCTACTTCACTTAATCTGTTTCCCCAGTAATCTGCTCTAACCTCAAATCTGGTTTCTTCTATTTTTTCTTTTTCTTCTAATAGTTCTTTGTTTACTACTTCAAAATCTTCATACGACTGTGCGTTTTTCTTTTTCAGTTCCTGTATCTGACCTGCAATTATGTTGGGATATGCGTCACCTTCAATCGATACAAGAAGGTCTTGTTCATTAGCAATAAAGATTTGCTCTAATTCTGAGAATGCTCTTGAAAGATCATCAGGAACTTTTGCACTAAGTTTTTCGAGTGCTGCCTGTACTCTTGGGTCTTGGGATAGTATGTCTCGCTCACCTTTGCTCAAGTTTTCGAGTTTAAAACTTTCATCAAAAGGATTAAGTGGTGTGTAGTTTTGGAATCCCCATTTAGGACCATCTTCTGTAGCAGTAGGACTTTCAGTACCTTCTCGGATAAATTCCATAGCCACTAATCTCATAGTATCAGTGTAGCTAGAGGGACTACTTTTTACTGCGTAGTAACTTAAAGGCAAACTACCAAAAGCATTTGCAGTTTCACCCTTATCCATAAACTCACCGAATCTTGTGAATCCCTCAGATGCAAACGGTAAAAATGATTCGATATACCAACCTCCTTTTGCAAGAGCTCTATCTAGTGCATCAGGCTGTTCAGGAAGTCGAGTACCAGGAATAAACTTACCTTCAATAGGTGTGCCGTCAAATTGTTCGTTAGTTAAAAAGAGTGTGTTGATTTGGCTGATTGGCCCTGCAGCTATACCTTTAAGTCCATCTAGTGGATTTCCACCTCTGCCAAGATGATAAGTTCCTGAACCTGTTGTAATCATAAGCCTGAGTAGAGAATCGTATGGGCCTAACAAAGATATGTCCTGACCTA